TACAGGATATAAAGGAGTTCATATAGACAGAACGGTAGGAACAAAAAAAAGATTTGCCACCAAAGTAAAAGGGAAGACATATAGGTTTTATTCTGCTTTGGAGGCGCACAAATTTAGACTGGAAAAACTAAAAGAGGAATATGGCGATGGCCACTTCTAAAAACAATTCTGTTTTCGATGAGTTAACAGAAATTCAAAAGACATTGAATGCTCCAAAAAATCAAACAAATAAGTTTGGTGGCTACAATTATAGGAGTTGTGAGGATATTTTGCAGGCTGTTAAGCCCTTGCTTAAAAATTGCTATATATCCATAAGCGACGACATCATGATGATCGGCGATAGATTTTATGTAAAGGCAACAGCCAGCATCACAGATGGCTACGAAACAATCAGCACTACAGCCTTTGCAAGGGAAGCGCTAACTAAAAAGGGCCAGGATGAAGCGCAGATTACAGGCTCAGCCAGCTCATACGCCCGCAAATACGCACTCAATGGCTTATTGCTTATTGATGACAACAAAGACCCTGATACACGGGACAATAGTAAAGCGCATGAAGAAGCTGCGGATGCCAAGAAGCAAGCTATCCTGGCGGCTAAAATACCCATTCTTAAGCGTTTGGATAAGTCAATACTTGCTATTAAAAATGGTATAGCAATGGGTGAATTGCAACCAGCAGCAGAAGCGTGGTTTGAGCTTGACGAAGAAGAGAAGGAAGCAGTGTGGTTGTCTCACAAAGATTATCCAGATCACGCACCACTTACAGGTGAAGAAAAGAAAGTAATTAGAAGTGAATTTAAACAGTACAGACCAAAGGGGTAACCATGGCTAAAGGCATAAACAAAGTAATACTGGCGGGTCACTTGGGCCAAGATCCAGAAGTTAAATACACTGGAAGTGGTAGCGCAGTGACTAACATTAGTGTTGCCACATCAGAGCAGTGGAAAGACAAACAGTCCGGAGAGCAAAAAGATCGCACAGAGTGGCATAGAGTGGTTATGTTTAACCGCCTGGCTGAGATTGCAGGTGAATACTTGCGTAAAGGCTCCTTGGTCTATATAGAGGGAAAACTGCAAACTCGTAAATGGCAAGATAAGAACGGCACAGACCACTACACAACAGAGATTGTTGCTAATGACATGCAGATGTTAGGCGGCAAAGGTCAAGCGCCACAAGGCCAGCAGGAGCAGGAACCGCATACGCCTAAACCTTCTCCGATGCCTACGGATGACTTCGAAGATGACATACCATTTTAAATATGTGACCAAGTTAACAGAAATAAAAACACACCTGTAATATATTTGCAGGTGTGAATAGGAGGAAGTATGAAAAAAAGCATGATTGATATAGAAAGTATTTTTGATCAAATTGCTGTTAATAAACATCTTTTTACAGCCGATAGCGATTTGGCTGTATATGGAAGCTCGGTAATAGAAATTAGCGAAGAAGGCATTAAAGAAATAGATTGCAAAGATATTTACAAAAAAGAGGATTCCAATGACACCCAATCAAAAAGCAGCACTTAAATCACTAGCTAACGGTAAAAGCTGCAACCGTGAATATGCTAAAGCTCTACAGCATTTAGGCTATGTAGAGTTTAAGCGTGGAGAGCCTAAGCTAACTACTGCTGGCCAGGAAAAGCATGATGACATTATTCGTGCTGAACTAAAGAGCGGTGTAAAAGCTTCTTTTGCTAATCATTTAAATAAATAGGCGAGAGAATGAGTGAAAAGGAAACGCTAGAAGAACGCATTAAATTAGCATCGGAATTAATGGACTCTTTAGATGTTCCTGATAATGATAGATATGTTATGGATGTACACGGATGGACGCCTGTAAAAAGCGAAGAAAAAGACGCACATAAAGATTTAAACAAACAACTAAAATGTGATGCAGTTCACAGAAATAAGTGATAAGTTAGGATAATATTAAAACATAAACAGAGGACATGAAATGAAGCCAAAGACACCCGAACAACTAGGACAGCAAGCCAAAGAGAGTTTGGGTGAATCTGTGCAGGCAGTAAAAGAGAAGCGATTGATAGCGGATTACTGGCCTACTATGACTGAGTTTCTTGATTCTCTAGGCGTTGACAAGGTTCCTGCTACGGCTTGCCAAGTGTTTGTAGCGCATCAAGTTGTCTGGATTAACATTGTTAACCGCTATGATTCCGTAGATTTCGATAGAGAGAAGTGGAATTACTTTTTAAAGAAGTCCTCAAAAATAGAAATTGCAAAGATGTATGAAGAAGTTGAAGCGATCATCAAAAAGCACGAAGAGGAAGAAGCAAATGAGCGAGTATCAGAAACTGGTGAAGATGTGGCAGGCCAAGTGTAAGCAAATGTCGCCTATAGATAACGCACGTCACATGTATGACTGCCCAAACGGAATGCAAGAGGAGCACTGGATAGAGCATGATGATTGAATACATACACTCGGAAAATGGTGCAATCTATGACCAGGTTGCAGATGGATTTATTAGCGTAAGCCAAGGCTGTGAAGAGTTTGCAAAGCTATATAAGCACTTGATAGCAAAAGAAGTGGATGCGGTATCAGTTATGGTTTTAGCAGAAATAGATAGTGCTTGGCGTAACTTAAAAGAAAGAGATTTCATAAAAAGCTATTTTTAATAGCGGTTATATAAATAGGAGAAACACATGAACAAGTCATTTTTAGCGGGATTGTTTATCCCTACATTTATCTCTGTTGTTGGCTATGCCATTAGCATTGGTCATGCGCAAGAAATAACGCAGGCCTGCAATGAAGCAGAGCAGATTATTATTGATGATATGCGTAAAGATCAGCAGGCACTAGAAGGTCGTCGTCCTTTAAGCAAGCTTATTGTGGAAGCCGAATAGTGGACAAGATTAGGCTTGTATCCACTAGTCACAAGGCTTTCCATGGAAATCTGCTCTCAATATGGGAGCAGGTTAAAAAAATACCCGATGGAAAGTCTATAGAGATAATAGTAAGGCCGTTTAAGCAGCGTAGGAGCAACCCTCAGAACGGTAGACTTTGGGCTATACATACACAAGCTGCAATGTTTATTAGCGCTAATACGGGCTCTAAGTGGACTTCTGATGACATGCACGAATGGTTTAAAGATATGTATTGCGGCGTTGAAGAGGCATCACTACCCAATGGGCAAAAGATGTTTAGAGTAAAAAGCAGTACAGAGCTAAACACAGAAGAAATGAGCATAGCCCAGGAAAAGTACGTGGCTTATTTGCAAACAGATTTGGGTATACCTTTAGATATATAAATATTTAGGAGTTAAAAATGGTTTTTGGTTTTATTGATGAAATGATAAACACTGGCGCAAAAATTGCCGAGGATGCTATCGACGTTGGACTTGGCGCGTTATCAATGGGGGAAATGGGAGACCTTAGTAAAGAAAAAGTTGCTCGTCTTATTTCCGCAGGTGTAACTATTTATTCTATTTCAGAGGCAACTGGCATTGCTGTCGAAGTACTCGAAAAGCTTATTGAAGAAGAATGCTAAAGAAAAAGACCTATAGAAACAGAGCATACCTAGATTGGGTTAAAACACTAGATTGCTGTAACTGTGGCGCTCCTGCTGATGATCCACACCATATTATAGGCCAAGGCGAAGGAGGCATGGGTACTAAAGCTAGCGACTTGCTAGTAATGCCTTTGTGCAGGGGTTGTCATACACATATACATAGTTGCCATGAGCTGTGGGAAATGCAGTGGAAGTGGGTTGCTAAGACATTAGAAAGAGCTATAGAGGAAGAGGTTTTATGAAGATATTACAATTTATTTATTTTCTTTTGAAGGGCCACGGGTGGGAAGCATCAAAGCATGTTGTTTACCATTGGAATATAGAGGTTTGGACATTTAGCGCGATCAGAGAAATAAATGACGATTTCTTTGAAAGTGAACATTTCGTTAGGTGCCCAAAATGCGGTCACACTCGAACATCAAAAAGAGGATGGCCAAACGCAAAAGGATGGCATGAAGATTTTGGGCTAACCTATAAACAGGCATTAGAAAAAGCAAAAAGCTGCAATCAGTTTACATAGGAGAAATAAGTGTCTAAATTCAGACGAGCGGCCAGAATAGACAAGAACCAGAATGAGATTGTCGAAGCGCTAAGGGCTACACCGGGTGTCACAGTAGAGCTAGGTCACGATGACATATTAGTAGGCTATGAGGGTCGTACATACTGGGTAGAGATTAAGTCTGGCCCTAAAGCTAGAATTAAGCCCAGCCAGGAGAAATTATTGGCGGAGTGGAAGGGTCAATACAATATCTGCTGGGAGCTAGACCAGATCCTATATTTAATAGGCGTCAAGCAGCCAGAGTGTAAAACCTGCTATGAATGGGAGAATAGTCCTAAATGCGTACGTGACCACGCAGCAGAAAACGGGTATAGTTAAAATTATTTGTTTATGTGTTATCATGTGAAAATCGCCATACGGAGCTAATGGCGTCTGCACCGGTCACACGACTTCCCTCTTTAGGTGCAGTGTTAGCCCCGTCTAGTGCGGGGTATTTTTTTATGAATAAATTAGTTGAGCAGCTAAAACGCCACGAAGGCTTAGAGCTTAGTCCGTATAAGGATACTGTAGGCAAGCTAACTATTGGTTACGGTAGAAACCTGGATGACGTTGGCATATCTGAAAAAGAAGCAGAATTTATGCTTCGTAATGATATTGCTATTGCCATCACGGAAGCTGATAAGGCCTTTGACTGGCTGCAAAACTTAAATGATGCCCGTAAAGATGTTGTATACAACATGGTCTTTAACATGGGTTTACCCAGATTTAAGGGCTTTAAGAAGATGATAGCAGCGCTAGAGCGTAACTATTTTGCTGTGGCAGCTGATGAGATGATGGATTCACGATGGGCTCAACAGGTGGGTATACGTGCCTTAGAGCTACAAAACCAAATGCTAACAGGTAAATACCAATAGGAGAGCATGATGGAATTACTAGACTATATTGATCTAATCCCAAACGGCTATTTAGTGGCTGCGTTTGTTGTGTTGGGCATCCTGGCTATTATCCCTCATATCGCACCGCACACTAAAAACCCTTATGATGATAAGGTAGCCAAGGTTCTAGAGGAATACGGCGTTGCGCAGGGCATTAAGGCTGCTCTGTGGGCTATATTCCAGAGGCTGGCGGGCAACTATAAGAACGCCCAAAACAAATGAAACTGTTTACAGTAATATTCGAAGTATTAAGCAAGATTCTTGGCCTAGTTGAGAAAAAACAACGCCGACAGGAGAAAGAAGATGCGCAAAAAGAAAACGATAGGATCGAAAGAGATCCTGCTGGCTGGTTTATTGATGAGTTTAACGGCGTGCGGGACGCTTCCGAATTGTCCGACGATGCCGAATCAACCAGTCAAACCAAGCATTAAATCCCTCGAAAAAACTCCCTCAGGCGGCATGTGTATACATGACCGTGATGACGTGGATAAATTCGCTAAATACATCAAATCACTTCAAAGAGGTTATCAATGAACGATATTCGCGACATGTTGCGAGAATTCGCTGATCAATTAGAAAAGCAGTATGAAGGCAAAGAAGAATCACCTGCGGCCCAATCCGCCAAGAGTTTCCGCGAGGTTCTTCTCACTGCGTCTGCATCTATTGACGGACTTTGTTCCCGGGTCGCAGAACTGGAGGCTGAGAAGATCGAGCTCCAGGGTGAAGTAGAAGTTCTTAGCGGCTTAGTGCCAAAAGAGCAATCGAGAATTATTGTCCCAAATTAAGGGGTATGCGATAATTCATTTAAATGTAAAGCTAATGTAAAGAGAAGTAACATGCCAGCATCAATGTATAAGAACCGAAAGAAGACCGCTTCTAAAAAGAAGGCCGCTAAAAAGAAAGTGGCTTTTGGTGGCAATGGCCCTACTAAGGGTAAAAAGAAGGGATGATATTGATCCTTCTCTTTTGGGCTGCGCTTGCGTACACCCTTAAGTTAAATAAGACAAGGGTGATATATGCCCTTGTCTTTGCCGTGCTTGGCACCTGTCATTTTATTGCTGTAGATGCAATTAATGACGCCTCTTACTTCATGCTTTCAGCTTCATTTGATCTGGCTGCTATTGTTTTGCTTTCACTAATTAAGCGGGATAACGCTCTTAGGCTAGATTTATGCATACTTTCCATGGCTTCGGTATTGACAAACGGTGTAGGAGCAATTCTATTCCTGTCAAATATGGAGGCAATGTCATATAATCTGTTATCAGGATTAATAATTCTAATGCAGTTAGCGAGATTATTGGCGGTTTGGGATGGCAGAGACGATAACCATACTACAGATAGTACAGATAGCCGCGTGGTTTATTCTGGCTTTAGTGGTTGGTTTTAGATTTTCCTTAAAGGTTTGGCATGAATATAGAAGCGATAAAGCACCAGGCGATAGAAGCAGCAACAAGCGTCAAAGCTGGTAGTGCAACAGTAGGAGTTACTACATTTGCAGGCATAGATCTAAAGTTCTGGAATGTGCTTCCTTCCATCCTGTCAGCCGGTGCCACCGTCCTAGGTATTATCCTTACTATCTTTATGATTTATTCGCACATTAGAAAGATTAAAGAAGAAGGCCAAGACAGAAAGAATAAGCAAGAAAAGCATGATCTTGAAATAGAGCTGCTAAAGAAAAAGCTAGAAAGCTAGATCTTAAAAGACTTGTGCAACATTACCGCGTGGTAAAATAGCTTTCTCTTCCACCACGGTGCACCAGACCACCTCATAGCCCTATAGAACCAGTCAGCAGCCTCGTCCCATGTAGGCTTTGTTATCTTGGTTGAGTTCTCTCATAATAAAAGCGCGTGCCCTTAGTGACAACAAATATATCCCTATTCTTAGCGGACGGCGCAAAGCTCATCCGCTCTATAAATCCGTTTAACTGCCTCACACTACAGCGCCTATTCCTGTGTCTGCTGCTGTGGTTACATCTATCACGGTTAGATCGGCACCGCCAGTTGCAACAGTAACTTCCATGACAATGCTTTGCCCTTTAACTACAGGTACGTTCAGTGTCACGTTTCCACTAGTGTTACCTAAAGAGGCAACAATGGTGTTTGTGTAAGTATTCGTCGCCGTGGTTTGAACAGCGTTGCTAGTGGTGAATCTAAATGTAACAGTGCCCGTTAACTGAGGTGTAAACTTTTCAGAGTAGCTGTCACTAGGCGTAATGCTTTTATTTATGCCCGACCAGTGTCTAACAGTGTTACCAGCAGTAGGAGCAGGAAATTTGCCAGACTGAATGGTGTTATTGGCAATGTCTCCATTAACGATTGATAGTGACCCATATTTGCCAGCAGGTATACTTGCGCTTAGTATCTTTGTGCCATTTAAGGTATTAGTAGTTACCTTGCTACCATTTAGCGTGTCGTCTTGGATCTTATTGCCGTTAACAGTGTTAGGCTGTGCAGTTACAACACTGGGGATAATTACCCATTGGTTGCCAGTTCCATCATAGTAAGCCTCAACTGCTCTATTAGCTATCACCTCGCCGCCAACTAGAGCTGCACCGCCTTCGCTAACTAAAGGCCTTACACCCAAGTTATTAAGATTTAACGTACTGGCGCCGGTATTAGATGCTGCCGCGGTAAAGAATATGCGCATACGGTTAGCAAGCGCAGCAGGAGCTGTCTGGCCAGCGATAACGTTAGGTGCATACGCATTAGCAATACCTGCATCAATGAAGCTAGCACCTGTAGTGGCAGCTGATTGGCTAGTATTGTTAATTAGCGTAACTAAGTCATTGTACCCAGGCAGCTCTGTAATATTAGGAAGAACCAATGATGAGTCTTGCACAAAGTAGAGCTGCTGACCCCCAGCATCTTGAATTAAAAGGCTATACTGTCCGTCTACGATTATCTGTACAGGCTGGTTATTGTGTACGGGGATGCCGCCAGCGTTAGTCCTTACTGGCTGAGCCACCGTTGTAGTGGTTCCATCACCCTGTCTAACCTGGATAGGCTTCTGGTTTGCAGGCACAGAAGGATCTTGACCCACATTGCCAACATATATTTGCGCGCCACTTACTGGATTTCCTTCTACTAAAAGTGGTACGTACTCATATGGAAAAGTAACATTATTGGCCATTATTGGTTTCCTCATCTCTAGTTTCAGGAACCAATTGCGCAATGCCTAAAACTTTGTATAAATTTGGTAGTTGTGCTTGTACTGAGTCAAGTCGCTTAATAGCTAGCTTGCTTCGTGATGGATCTGGGCTTAAAGCGTCTTCAATCACTCTTGCTTGCGCGCCTCTTTCAACAATATCTTTAACAGTGCCCAATGAGCCACGAATTAGATTTATATTTCCAAGCTGAGACAGTCCAACAGTTTTATCAATAACGTCAAGTATTACAGAGCCAGAGCCTTTAGGTATTTCAAACCCACTAGGCGTAATATCATCAAGCGTCTTGCCAATGTTATTTAGAGCCAATATTCCGTCAGGATTATCCCTAAAAATACGTTTTATTTTGTCGTCGCCTATTCTGTTTTTAGCTCGGTCAAAGCCAGCGCGAGAAACTAACTGTTGTCCGTCAATTGTCCTAGACTTTGCACTGAAAGCGCCATCCAAAACATCAGCAACAACCTTTGCCTGGAATAATGACTTTGCTCTGCGACCTTTGTCGCCAGCCTTATCAAATATCTCCATTACTCTGTCCAAGTTTTCAATAGGCTTGTTAGCAGATGCTACTTCATTAAACACCTTTGAGACTTCAACTTGAGGCGTGAAGCCATCAGACTTGGCGTTAATGATTTTCCCAGCAATAGCATTAGGGCTAAATTTTGTCTTTATCTCTCTAACTGTTTTCCGCGCTTCTTTAAGTCCTGCAATTCTGCCTTCATCAAAACCCGCCTGCTCTAAAGCCTCACCAACGAAATCAACCTCGCCATCTAAAGCATTCTTAATGGGAATAATGTAAGGCTTTGCTCTAGGGGCATCAATAGCATTAAGAGCCTGTCTAAACTCGTCATGATTACCAACATTAAGCGGCTTAATCTTATTTGGATTGCCTCGACGGTCTTTGCCTTTTAAATATTCTTGAACAAGCTCTGGCGTGTCAATTACGCCAAACTCTACTAGCAAATCATCAACCTCTTTAATAGCGGGAGCGCCATCACCCCTGGCCAATCTATTTAAAGTATCGTCGTCAGGTAAAGCTCCTCTAATCTGATCTGTATCCAGTGGAATATCTGAAATGTCAGACGACTGCTCTGCAAACTCTGTGTAAAGCTGGCCTTTCTTTGACAAAAGGCGAGACTTCTCACCCGCAATAACTTCTTTGGCAGCCTCGCCGGCGGCGGCAGTCAAGTCATCCGCAACAATGTCACCTGCAAATTGATCACGTAAAGACTCTAGATTTCTGCGAAGTCCTTCGCTTTGCTCTATCCGTGTTCGCGCCAGACCTTCTCGACCTTCTGCGCCAGGAACCTCAAGAACCCTAGCTTCAGCACCTTTTTGGGCCGACTGCTGGGTTATATCGCCCTGAGTGGCTGGGATACCTTGCTCCTGGAATCGCTGCAAACGCTCTTGAGCGCTCTTTGTGACTTCTTGCTGAATGGCTGATACGTCAGCATCACTTAAGTCATCAATATTTATGTCTTGCTCTGCAAGTTTTTCTGCCACATCGTCAGTGATGCCAGTGACCTGCTTTGAACCTCTGGCGGTTCTCAGCCCCCTTAGACCAAGCGCTTCTAGTGCAGCAAACGGCAATGTATGTACTGCCGTGGCCACTCCCGGCCCCGCTACTTCTGCAATGGGATCAGTAACAGTCCTTATACCCTCTTCTGCCGCCTCTGCTATAGGTTGAACCAATTCACCCGCCGCACCTAAAGTCCTCTGGCCTCGCCTTGTAACAGGATCAAAGGTCAAAAGGTCACGTGTTTGCTCAACAACACTTGCACCAGTATCAGGAGTAAACGGAGCAGCAGCAAGACCAGCAAGACCAGCAATAGGCTCAGCAATAGCGCCAGTAGCAAAAGTCAAAGCAGGCTCAAAAGCACCAAATGTTTCATCTAGCGCTTCCTTGGCAAAATCTACAGCTTTGCTACCAAAAGTTTGCTCTTGAGGCTGTGGAGCAGGCGCCGTAGGAGTTGGAGCGGGTTGCCCAGGAATAGTGATCAGTCCGCGTCTTACAGCTTCGTCAAACTTAGCCTTTCTATCGCCCTTAAGTAATCCGCGTCTATTTGCTTCAATTAATTTTTCTTGCGTAGTCGCCATTATAACCCCAAGTCTTTAAGCAAATCTTCATCAGACAAATCCGTTAACTCAGCTCCATTCTCATCAAAAGCGGCTGATTTTATTTGTGTATGTTGCTTGAATAGTTCAGGCGACTGCTTTTTCTTTCTTGCTAAATTAACTTTGAGTTTTTTCTCGATTGCCATTAGTCGCTTTTCAAATTGCTTATCGCTAAGCCCCGTATCTAGACCAGACTCAACATCCCTTAAAAGCTTTATATCGCTATCACTTAGAACGCCTGGGATTTGCTCAGTAGCCTGCAAAGCTAATCCTCCAGCAAAGTTTCTAAGCCTGGACTCAAAGTCGGCAGCCTCAGATCCTGGAAGCGTTGGGAAAGCAGAACCAATACCAGTCGCTCTTTTCCTTCCAGGGTGCGCCATAAGCTCATCAACTGCGCCTATCTGTTCTTCAAGAGACGCAAAAGCGGCCAACTCTCGACCTTCTGTAACCTTTAGCTTTTGCTTGGCGGCATCTAAATCTGCCTGCTGCTTGTCGCGCTTTAAGGCTATCTCTTCAGCCTTGGTTGGGTCTGTATGAGTGGAGACTATCTGAGCAGTTGCACTGTCGACAACACTGAATCCGCTAGGTGTGTTTGCAATTTTAAACCTACCTAATTCAAGATCATCGGCAGGAGGAGCAAACAATTGATTTAATTGGTCTGCGCCTAACTGCCCAGCGCCACCTAATGCGGCACCAGCCGTTAATAGCTCGTTCTGTGCTGCTTGGGGATCTGTCTGCAATAAGCTAAGTATTTGCTGCGAATCACTGGCGTCACGCCCTTGTGACTGTAGCTGCTGTATGCGCTGTTGCGTTAATTGCTGAGCAAGAGGAATATTGCCGCCTCGAATAGCCTGCACAGCGGGTAGCAAGTAGTTAGCAGCTTCTCTTCCTTGTAGCTGATTTACAACACCAATCCCTTGTAAGCCTTGCGAGGCTAACTGAGGTGATTTAAGCAAAGCAGATTGTAAGGCGCCAAAGTCAGGCGTTCCCGTTTGCAGGCTTTGTGAATAAGTATCTAGAAGCTGTCTCGCCTCAGTGTCTCGTCCACGCTGTTCGCCAGCTTGTTGTATTTGCGCTAACTGGCCAGCTTGACCAATTGCCGCACCTATATCTAGAAAACCGTTAGCCATTTAGAACACCTTTATAGGGCTAAAGCCTTGTTGACCTAGTATTTGATTAGTTAGACCTACTTGTCCGAATTGCCCTAGAGCACCACCAAGTGCACCAGTTACAGCGCCTATACCTTGTGCCCGTGCAGCGCCTCCAGCTTGTGTAGCAGAAGCAATGTTACTTGATAGAGGCACAGCCGTTTGGCCAAATGTGCCAGCGCCAGTAAGGCCAGCGCCAACAAGACCACCTAAGTTAGATAATTGCTGCTGTACAGCTTGGTTAAGCAGGTTAGGGCTTAGTTCTGCAAGTGCTCTTTGAGTATTCCCGCCACGCAAACCACCGGTAGCAGCTGCGTTAGATAACAGTGCACGTTCAGACTCTTGTAATTGCTGCTGGAAAAAGGGGCTCGTTCGTATTTGCTCAATAGCTGCTTGCTGCGCTCCAGTGCCGCCAAGGCCAAGCAAATCAGCTTGTGCGCCAATGGCTTGCTGGCCAGGCTCAATAAATGGCCGAGTAATGTCTCGCAGTTCGCCTAATTGAGCGCGCTGCTGTTCAGCTGCTGCTGCCGCTGCTCTTTCTCGTGCGCTGGCGGCTCTACTGCCACCGATTGCGCTTATTGCCGAACCGCCTAATATCGCACCACCTAAACCCATGGAATCACCTTCTTAAGCCTAATAGCCAGCGGTCATGTAATTCGCCGTCTATTTTTATACACTGCTTTTGTAAGCCTTCTACTTCAAAGCCACATTTAACAACAAAGTTCTTAACCTGTGGATAACATGTGGGTACGTCTGTGGATATGTGGCACATATCTTGCAGGTTGTCCCATATCCAGTTTACCACACACTTAGCAAAAAGCCTGCCAAGTTTTTTATATGCACAAAGTATACCAATATGTAAGTCTATACTGCAATTTGTGCGATCAATCATGACTGCCATACCAATGGGGACAGAGTCTCTTTTTACGACTAGCCAGAGGAAGTTGGGCCAGTCAACATAAGCAGCCTCTGATTCATTAAAGTTAACCAGATCGCCGCTATTCAGAAGAGTATTAATCTCTTCGTCTGTAGCTATTTCGGCTACTAAACCGCTACCCATCCAGTATTCACGCCAATGTTAGGGTTGAAGTATTGAGTGTTAGTCGCGGTGTCTACATACCTTTGACTGAGATTAGAGGTAACAACGCCGTTAGGGTTGCCAGTACCAGAGGGAGTACGCAGTTGTGTTTCAACAAAACCGCCCTGTAGTAACGCTTGGTTCATAGCTTCTAGCTGCAAGATATAGTTAGCAGACGCATTAGGATTTGCCTGCTCTATCTCTTCACGTGTTATTTCTTCTACTTGGAACAAGTTAGCCATTGCCTAGCACCTCCACATCCACATCTAGTCTAGCGAATGCCGCCCGGTTGCCATCAAACGTTCTAAACCGGTACGACCGATAGTGATTCACTTTGCCCTGTCGTCTAGCAATGACTCGGTGGCCGTACTGACCTCTGGCACCCAGGCTATATAACTTTTCTGGCGTATATATGAGTCCGTCAGAACTAAAAGATATACCGATTGACTCAGGGATGGCAGAATTAGTACGACCTGGGAGCATCGTTAGCTCAAGCCGGTTAATAATGACACTATTGTTTTCAGCGTAAATAAGGTTGGTCTCGAACTGTCTTTCAACCTCAGCACCCCATTCGGTGCCTATCTCTTCTAGTGTACCGATTCGGCCATTGCCGCCAGTCCACCACTTACCGTAGGCATGAATAAAGCTCTCAGCGTCCCATGTGCGAATATGCCATGCAGGCGTCCCGAGCTGTGCAGATGCAGCCGCATCGTAAACAAGCTTTCGTCCATCAGGTAGGTTAATCAGCAGGAAGTCATGACCGTTCTCGCGGTACTTGTCCATTGTCACGTTAGCAAGCTGTTCTTCCGTGAACTCGCTCAGGATCTCCTCAATCTCGCGTGTTGCTAGTTTTTGAGGGTTAGAGCTAAGCAGCCATACAGATACGTTCTCGTCTTCTCCGCCTCCTAAGAAAGCGTAGGTATCAAGATACTCAGTCTTAGTGTGAACTCCAACCGTTCCTTTATAAACAACAGCAGAAGGGATGCGAGCAAACACAAAACCAGTCCCGCCGACATTCCTAAAGAACTCAGTTGTAAAGCGGTTAAACGCCACAAGCTGGTTACGTGAGCGACCAACACCCCTAACGGCATCAGGGGATATTTCAGACGAGCCATAACGTATGGGGTTAACCTGGGTTTCGTCGGTAATCTCCGTCTGCACTAAGTTGTCACCATCAGTGAAGATGTAATAACCGTCAATCCAGGTAACATCAAATACAAACCCTAAATCAGGGTCGGTAATTTGGTTAATGTTATTAGACGCATCAACCAAATACCCCTGACCGTCAGCACATATTGCCGTGGTATTAAATGAGTACTCCATGGCTACGCGGCCAGCACCAGGAATAGCGCCTAAGTCTGTAGCAGCGCCAGCAGAGTCAATAAGATAAAGATTATTGCCGTTTACACGCAAGTGGCGATTACGGCGACTATCCCACACAGCGCCACGGTTAACGCCCGTTACAGTAGCTGTTTGCTGTATGCCGTGACTATAACCAAGGTAGCCTCTATTTATCCCAGTATCTTTAGGGACAGGCACCAAGTTGGTCGGGTAGCGTGTCCTGAACTCTGCCGCTGAATCTGAGTAAATGCCGGATAGAATAGGTATTTGCGCCATGTATCACCATTTTTCCTTATTAGACCAATAAGCGGCGCTCATCTTGCCCTTAGCTATATTCTTAGCGTGACGAGCCTTAAATGATTTACGTCTAGCCTTTTCGCTATCGCTTTTAGGAGACTTACCAGCGCCTTTTACGCCCTGCTGACCAAAGCGAATAAGCTTTACTTTATCGCCGTCTTTAGCCAATACGGCGTGACTTTTTGTTGGGTGTTTCGGTGTTCTCTTTGGCTTATTGTAGCCAGAGAACGTTTCACTTCCGCGTTTAATAGCCATAACTTAGCCCCGTGAATACAGGGCTATTATAGACTATTGCAAGGAATGTGCCAAAATTACCTTCCTGAAACAAGAACAAAGGAGTCCACTTCAGCCGTTAAATTGCTTGTGTCGGTGTTATTTGCTATTTGTAATTTTATGTAGTCGTTTGTATCAAGAGTAACGGGAAGAGTGTCATTAAAAAACGCAACATCCCGGCCGCCAGCCAAGTTATTTACAGTTCTTCTTTGAGAGCCAACATCAACAAACTGAGATGCAGAGTTGTCCCACTTTACAATTTTAATCTCTACCTCTCTATTTCGATCCCCATCTACAACCAGATCAAAGTCAATCTTGTAGTCTCGAGGGTTGGCGCCAAGATGTCTTAACTGAGAAGACGCAGGGTTATCAAAATGAACAAGCATTGAGCTTGCAAACGTGCCATTGACATCAACAAACACCCCCGCAGTAGAAATTACTGTAGTGGCTTCCACTGAAACTCCAACCCTGCCGCCTACATATGTATTTGGCAGCCCGATATTCCCAATCCATGCGCTAGACAAATTGCTGGCATCAATGTTGGGGGTAATTGTTGGATCTGCCGCATTAACAACTCCGTTTCTAGCTATTATTGCGAAATCAATTTGAAGCGTTGATGCGTTTGGAAAGTTTGCCGCAGAGAAATCAAGCAAAGACATATTCGCTCCAAGGTCTGCGTTTATATCAGTCAAAAATCTATTTTGCATGACAAAGCCGCTACCCGCCCTAAATAATGGGCTTACAGATGAGGCTGGAATATTTCTAACAATACTGGTAGAGATTCTAAAGCCTCCTGACCAGGCTCCGCTAAGCGTGAGACTTGGATCCCCTCCAAAGCGACCTGTTCTATTTTCAAGGCCTTGTCTATATCCACTTATCTCGCCCAATGAAGCGCAGTTATTATAGTTTACAGTGGAAAGCTCAATAGCATGACTACCATCTGAATCGGTAACACCATATACTTGAGATGACGCCCCTGAAACAGAAACAGACATATCTTTAATAAAAATATCCCCGCTTCCACCAACAGGACTGGTAAACAGCGTATAGTTGGGGTCTGAGCATATTATGCTAGATATATTAACCCCATCG